TCATTGCTCATTAAAGATCCAAACAACCAGCGCACCCACGACAGGAAAAATATAGACGCCATCAAAGGATCCTTTTCTCGGTGGGGTCAGGTACACCCAATCGTCGTGAATAATGACAACATGATTCTTGCAGGGCATGGGCGATTACAAGCCGCAATTGAAATGAAATGGACAACACTGAAGGCTATTCGCAAAGATTTAAAAGGGGCTGAAGCCACAGCATTTTCATTGGCAGATAACAGAACAAGTGAGCTTGCAGAATGGGATAAAAATCTCAACAAAACATTAGAGGCACTTGAACAAGATGGATTTGATTTGAATACCATCGGTTTCAATGAAGGTGATTGGGAAAGGTCAACCGACCTAGAACCTGATAAACCAGAGGAAGAGGTACATGGAGAGATTCAATTTTCAAAATTCATCGGTGAATCGAATAACTATATTGTCCTACTATTCAACCATGAAATAGACTGGCTCCAAGCTGAGACTCATTTCAATATATCCTCTAAGGCAAATACATTTCAAGATGGCTCGGTTCAATCGATAGGCACAGGTAGGATAGTAGATGGCGCTGAATACTTGAGAAGGATGACAAATGTTTAAAATATATTCACCTTCATACAAACGGCCTACTGGTAAATCAACGCACCTAATAATACCAGAGGTGATATATGTCGTAGCAGAATCCGAGAAGGACAGCTATTTAAAATCGGGTGAGCATGACAAGTATTGGTTTGTTCCCGACAGCGCACAAGGGAATACATCAAGGATAAGGAATTACATATTAGATAACGCACCATGCATCGATAAAAAACTGGTGACAGTAGATGACGATCATACACGTTTTGGGATATGGAATGGTAATAAAAGAATTATTTTAAATTCAGATAATATCATGAGATTTATTGAGACTATGTTCCAATTGACTGATGATGCAGGAATTAAGTTTTGGGGAGTACTCCCAAATAATGATAAACTGTCATATAGGGAGACCGCACCCTTCTCTTTTAACTCTTTTATTGGTGGACCATGGCAGGGGTTCAATAATTTGGATCTTCGTTATGATGAAAAAATACCTCTTAAAGAGGACTATGATTTGACATTGCAAGTGCTCAATAAATACAGGAGAGTGATGCGATGCAATTTTTTTCACTACTTCCCAAAACAACACAACAACAAAGGAGGATGCGCGAGCTATCGGAATATCGAATTTGAAAAACAACAACTGCAATTATTTCAAAAAAAATGGGGAACTAAAATCGTAAAGTCAACTACAGGCAGAGGGGGGGCTATGTCCTCTAAAATGTCTATAAATGCGTATGATATAAACCCAATAATAAAAGTACCGATAAAGGGGATATGATATGCCAAGGAAAGGTACACAAGGAAACCGCTTCAATGATGTTCCTAAACAAACAGGGCGTAAGAAGAAAGATATCAACCTTGAACAACTCAAGGGACTAATGCGAATGCGCCCTACATTACAAGATACCGCAGCATTTTTTGGGGTGTCAGATCGAACAATTACACGTACCATTAAATCTGAATTTGGATTAGGTTTTGTCGAGTTTCAGCGCCAATATATCATGCCAACTAAATATGACTTAGTGCGAAGAGCTTTAGTTGAAGCATTAAAAACGCCAGTCAATACTCAAATGCTCATTTTCTGTTTAAAGAATCTTAATGGCTGGTCTGAGAAAACAACAACCGATTTGGTATCATCTATCACAAATGAACAACCAAATGTGAACTTTTCTATACTTGGTAAGAATGGGAAATAGCACAACAAAAAATTTAGTTGTACCCAACGCTTTTGAGGGTTTATTGGATGACTATCGATACTATGTCTATTATGGTGGTCGTGGTTCTAGTAAATCACACTCAATTGCTCGGTATCTCATCTGTCAGGCTCTCAGTAAAACAACTCGAATACTTTGCGCGAGAGAGCTTCAGAATTCTATCCTTGAATCAGTTTACTCACTACTCAAGGTGATCATTCATGAATACAATTTAGAACAATGGTTCTATATAAAAACCGCCTCTATTGAGTGCTCTTGCAACGGCTCTGCGTTCTTTTTTAAAGGGCTATGTCATAACATCGAATCAGTTAAATCAACCGAGGGGATCGATATTTGCTGGATCGAGGAAGCAGATAAGGTATCTCAAAATTCTTGGGATACCCTAATACCCACTATCCGCAAGCCAAACAGTAAGATCATCATATCGTTTAACCCTACGCATGAAGACGATCCAGTCTATCAAATGTTCGTCGTCACAGGCCAGCCGGACATGGTTATCAGAAAAGTGAACTACGATGATAACCCATACTTCCCTGAAGTGCTCCGAAAAGAAATGGAGCATCTTAAGGCAACCGATTATGAAAAATATCTGCATGTCTGGGAAGGCGAGCTCAGAACAGTCTCGGACGCACAGGTCTTTAAAGGTAATTTCGTTGTCGAGGAATTTAGCTCGGAAGGTATCGAGGCGTTTTATCATGGCATGGACTTTGGTTTTGCAAACGATCCAAGTACAGTTGTGCGGTGTTTTATTCAAGGTAGAAGGCTTTATATTGATGCGGAAGCATACGGTCATCATATCGAAATTGACGAGCTCGGAAGGCTCATAAATAAAGCCATAGCCAACAAGTATTATAAGATCAAAGCAGACTGTGCTAGGCCAGAGACTATCAGTTTTTTAAAGAACCAAGGATGGAATATCGAAGCAGCCAAGAAATGGACAGGCTCTATAGAGGATGGGATTGAATACCTCAAGGGCTTTGAAAAAATCGTTATCCATCCTTCTTGCATCCATGCTATTGAAGAGTTTAAGCGGTATTCATTCAAAATAGATAAACGAACAAACGATATCTTGCCGATAGTTATTGATGATTACAACCATGTCATTGATGCGCTACGGTATGCGCTGGACACTCTAATCAAACACAAAAAATCTATATATGATGAAGGTGTAATGTAATATGATATATAGGGTTTTAAAAAGGGGAAAAATATGAATGATGATCTACACAACAATAGTATGATGGATTTCACGCAATCTTTAGGCGCAAATTTAAGCCAAACAGATGCTTTAAGTTTTAATAACCGGTTCCATTCAATTACGCTAAACAGAGCTCTATTATCTCAGACATACATTGAACATGGCATTATTCAAGTTGTGATCGATCAGCCAATTGATGACGCCTTCCGTGGTGGGATCATAATCAAATGCCCCGAGCTATCATCGGATGACATCAAGGAATTAGATTCATATTTGTCCCGTGAGCAAATCCTTGAGACATACTCTCAGGCTCTCAAATGGGCAAGGCTCTATGGTGGGTCTGGGATACTCATAAACGCAGGACAGGATCTCACAAAACCGCTTAACATCAATTCAATATCAGAAAAGACACAGGTTGAATTTTACGCAGCGGATAGATGGGAGCTCTCATATTCGCCTTCTGGCATGTCGCTACTCGACCAACTCAAGTCAGAAGATACCTTGGATTGTCCCTACAACTATTACGGCCATACAATCCACAAGGACAACGTCATTAAGCTGAAGAATAAGGCTGCACCCTCATTAATACGAGGTCAGTTTGGTGGTTGGGGAGTATCAGAGCTCGAAAAAATGATCCGGTCATATAACCAATATTTGAAGCACCAAAATGTTACCTATGAGCTTTTAGATGAGAGCAAAATTGATGTGTTCAAATTGAACGGCTTCAATTCAGCTATCGCAACAAGAGATGGAGCACAAAAAACAGCAACAAGAGTCGCCTTGGCTGCAAAGATAAAAAATTTTCAGAACGCTCTGGTAATGGATATCGACGATGAGTACGAGCAGAAGACACTAGGGTTTGGTGGTTTGTCCGAGATACTCACGCAGATCAGAATCGGACTCGCATGTGATCTAAGAATGCCAATGGCAAAGCTGTTCGGTCTTAGTGCCGCAGGCTTTTCGAGTGGTGAGGATGATATTGAAAATTATAATGCAATGGTCGAAAGCGATATCAGATCGAAATGCAAAACGGGACTAATTAAAATCCTCAACATCGCATGTCAAAAGGTGCTCGGTCATATCCCGGAGAATATCACGTTTGATTTTAAACCGCTTCGTATCATGACAAATCAACAGGAATCCACGGTAAAGACCGATGCATTGAATAGAATCACTACGGCAGTCAATAGCGGGCTTTGCACAAGCGAGAAAGCAGTAGAGCTAATCAATAGCGAGAAGATATTCTCAATCGATTTGGAAGAAAGCGAGGCCATCTCTATTGAAGATCTCAAAGCAATGGGGATCGATCAAATGGAACAAGCCACAGCATCAGCAGGTTCAGCAAAAGGGACGGTGTAATGCCAAAGAAAATACTCCAGCCTATCATCTACAAAGACACATGGCATGCAGAACTGGCCGGTTATCTTTCAATGATTTTATATCAGTCTGTATTTTATCCTCTGCTAGTGGATGTCAACAAAGAGAGGCTTGATAACGCCAAGGACACACTATTAGAGCGGTATCTAAAGGATGGGAAGATTCAATACAAGGATGGTAAATTCAGCGGTCAGATATCGGCTTCAATCTCAAAAGAGATAAAGGGCTTGGGTGGAAAATTTGAACGTGGTAACTGGTATCTACCTGAGCACAAAATGCCTTTCGTTTTAAAGAGAGCAATTGATTACAACGTCAAAACAATGAAGGCTCTCAGTGAATCCCTGACAAAAAAACTCGATACCATGGTTGGTAAGACATCCTCGTTTGTCAAAAACATGTCGATCCAAAGCATGGGCGTTAAAAACTTGGATAGGGTATCAACCGAATTTAAGCAGATCATACGCAAAAACCTTGGAGTTGCGCCACAGCTATCAGTGGAAGGGCTCGAACAGATCAGCAAGGACTATCTCACCACTATCGAGCTCCCGATACGCAAGAAATTATTGCATGAATTTGAGGATCAAACCGAAGCGGTTTTAGAGGATTTCGAGCAGGAAGTTGTTGAGAAGCTACGGGCTGACATACGCGAGATGATACTTGCTGGGAGCTCACGGGTGGATCTCAGAAACGCGATTCAAAAGAGGCTTGGAATAAGTCGTCAAAGATGTAAATTCATCGCAAGACAAGAAACTGCACTATTGGTCACAACATTTAAAAAATCTCAATATCAGCAATATGGCATTGACACGTATAAATGGAAAACTGTAGGGGATCATAAAGTGAGAGAGAGCCATGTGGAATTAGATGGAGATGAGATTGATTGGGATTCACCGCCAATTGTCGATCCGAAAACAGGGCGAACAGCACACGCTGGAATGGATTTTAATTGTAGATGTCAGGCAGTGCCGATTGTAGAATGGTGAGGAGATAAAATGAGATTTGATTATATAAAATACGATGGTTTAAGAATTGTAAAACAAAAGGCATTAAAAGGCATGTTTGAAGAACTAGAAGATTATGCAGATAATAACTTCATTGAAGGACGTTCGAAATCTTTATTTATGACAAAATTAGAAGAATGTT